CTTTTCTTGAAAAATCTTTTAGACTACTTAAAGAATGGGGTTTTAAATATAAAACGGTGGCTTTTACATGGGTTAAAACGAATCAAATGAATAATTTTTTTATGGGTTTAGGATACTGGACAAGGGCAAATCCTGAAATGTGTTTATTAGCAACCAAAGGTAGTCCAAAAAGAATTTCTAAAAATGTAAAACAATTAGTAATTGATAAGCGTAGGGAACACAGCAAAAAACCACATATAGTTAGAAATGAAATAGTAAATTTATGTGGCGACTTACCAAGAATTGAACTCTTTGCTAGGCAAAAAGTTAAAGGTTGGGATAGTTGGGGAGATGAAATTGATAGAAATTAAATTAGAACCTTACGAAGTACAATTAGCTCATGATGTAGCCGGTAGAAGATTTATAGAAAATCAAAAAATGGGTCGTAGTTTTGGTCATGGTTATCAAGGAACAGTAGAAAAAACTTTAGCTTTAGGTATTAGCGGTGCTTGTTGTGAAGTGGCTTTTGCAAAATGGAAAAATGTTTTTTGGAATGGCAGTTATAGTGATACTTATAGCACTTACAATAAACCGGATATAGGAAAAGATATTGAAGTTCGTTCCCAATTTAAAAAACCTAACAATGTTTTAATTATTAGACCTAGTGATAAAAAATGTAAATTTGTTTTAGTTATAGATGAAAACCCCAACTTTAAAATAATGGGTTGGTTTCCTAACTTTACTAAACCAGACGATAAATATTTAACTAACTTTGGCATAGCTTCTAGGCCTTATTGCTATGCTATTCCTATTAAAGATTTATATAATGAAGCGGATTTATGAGTAAAATAAATGTAAAAATATTTAAACCTTTTGGTTCTTCTATATCCTTACAGGATTTACCTTTTGAATTGGTAAAAGATTTTAAAGAAGATTTAGAAAAAATAAGAAACTTGCCGGAAGAAGAAAAACAAAATTATCGTTTTGGCTTTAAACTAGCCGGTGGATTAGGAAAAGATGGAGAGTTTTTAATAACCCCAGAAGTTATGTTAAAATGGAAAAGAAATTATTTTGATGAAGTTATTAAATCCTATGCCGAAAGCCATTACCCTAATAGAGAAATAGAACGAATCACTATTAATTCAGCTTGGTATAATTACCAATTAAAAAATCAATGGAATCCTTTACATACACATAGTAATTTTGCCGGAATACAAGAAAACCCATCAATTAGCACCGTTGGTTATCTTCAAATCCCTAAAGACATGAAAGCAATAGAGGGAGAAAAAGAGCATAACAAATTTAGTGGTTGCGTAGAATGGAGAGAGGGTTCGGAGGGTATGTTTCAATTTGCTACATATAAAAAAGAACCAAAAGAAAGAGACTTTTATATTTTTCCAGCAAATTTAGAACATCAAGTTTATCCCCACAACTCAAAAGAGCCTAGAATTTCTTTTAGCTTTAACGCAGTTATTAAATTTAAACCTATTGATTAAAAAAATAATAACT